GGTGATTGGAATATTGATCGATATCTTGTAGCACCATATGATCCAAACAACTACAACTTCATTGGACAAACCATCAAGGGTGCTGAATCTGAAGCAGAAGCACTGGTAGAAGATGTGACTCGTCGTACCGTAAAGGGACGAGACTTGATGCAGATTTTTGTATCAAATGTACGAGGCACTTTCAACCATTTAGAACCAGTGCGACTAAAAGGAGATATTGGTGGTACTGGACATGCACCAATCGTTGAAGCAGGTATTAACTCAGTTGATATTATCACACCGGGCGGTGAGTATGCACCGGGAGATACATTAGAACTGCTTTCTTCTTTAAACGGTGACTTTGCAAAAGTCGTTGTTACCTCAGTTCAAGACTTGGGCGGTACTCTTACATTCTCATTGGTAAATGGTGGTTCTGGTTATACACCATCTACCGATCCGGGCGGTTCAATTATTGAGTTTATCGGTGGAGACGGTTCAGACCCCGCAAATTTTCAAATTGGTTCGTCAGATATTGTTGATACTTTTGCAATATCAATCAACACAGACTTAATTACATCAAACACAATCTTTGGTGAAAATGCTCCAACGATTACTTCAGCAGATGGTTTTGATCGCAGACTTGATCTGTTTGCCAACATGGTATTATCATCACCAGATTACGGTTTCCGTGAAGCAGGACAGATAAGCAACAACTTAGACTTTCGTGATCACTCCAATGCAGTGATCGTTATTGCAAATACTTCTGATCCAAGCATCGGTGTGGGTGCTTCACTATTTGGTGTTACCTCTGGCGCGAACGCAACAGTCAATGCGATTGCTCGTGCATACAACAGTACAGATGTTGTTCTCCGTATCAATGGATACAAGAACTTCTCTGGTTCGGAAAAGGTTAATATCTCAACTGCCTCTGGCACAACAGTCGGTACGGTATCATCATTCTCTGGCAACACGATTGGGTATCATGTCGCACAGATTGGTTGGATTGCGAACACAGAAATATCTCCTCTGTTTGAGGGTGATGAAATTGTAGGAAGAACATCTGGTGCATTTGGAGTGGTCAAAAAGATTGTTGATCTTACTGCAAATGGTTACAACCGTGGTGTTGGTGGTGCAGATGATAGAGACTTATATACAGTTCAAATCACTGCGAACACAACCGCAAACTTGACATCTCAGTTCGATACTGGTCCAATGAAACGATTCCTTGAAAACGAAGGACTCCGTTTAGTCAGTTCAAACACAACAGTTGGCAATGTAGTATCATCTACATCAAACAGTGCTGTAGAAAACATATACAGTCGTCTTTCCGATGCCCTAAATTTTGAAGCATCAACATTCGGCACAATTGCATCATTATCCTTGCCTGTAGGCGGTTCTGGTTATTCTGTTGCTCCAACGATTCGTGTGACAGAAGCAGACATTGCATCTCTTGGTATTGGCGAAGTTGTTTTGACGCTTCAATCTGACGATGTGAACTGGAATAGTGGAAACTCCACTTTTACAAAATTAGATACTACTGATAAAATAGTTCAATCATCTACTGGCGCATCTGGCGATGTCAAAGGTACAGGAACCCCCGGTCGAGCAATCAATACCATTCAGTATGCAAACGGCACTTACGAAATGGAAGTCCGTGTGTTCCAAGACTTCTTACAACGAAAACCCGGTAATATTAACTACGCAAATAATGAATTGGTAACTTTACAGATTATTGATGGTGCTTATGTTCCGGGTACAGTAGATACTCGTCCAGTTTCAGATACTGGTACTGCAAAGATTGTCTCGATTGAAGATCGTGGTGTACTTGGTGAAAACGCAGTTATCACCGCAGGGGTTGGTGCAAACGGTACAATCACAGGACTCCGTGTATTAGATTCTGGTTTTGCTTATCGTGACAATGAGATTGTTATCGTAGAACAAACAACTCGTCCTTTGGCAACATCAGCACAAGTCAGAGTGAATCTAAGTGGTGTGGCAAACGCAGAAGGATACTATGCATCTACTCGTTCGCATATCTCTTCTGCTCGTGGTTATTTACAAGATGGTGAGTTCTATCAAGAGTTCTCATACCAAATACAGTCGCCACTTTCATTAGATCGTTATCGCGATATTGCATTGGAATTGGTGCATCCTGCGGGTCAAGCAATCTTTGGTCAGTTCCGTCTTCAGTCGAATGCTGATGTCGATATTATAACATCAGCAAACAACTTTATTCGTGCTCAGTCTAACGGTACGATTGCTCTCAACGATGGAAGTTTCGATATCACTGGTACAAGCACTTCCTTCCTTGCAGAATTTGCAAACAGTGGCACTATAATTATTGAATACGCTCAAGATCAGTTCTATACAATGCCACTAAATATAGTAACAAATGATACAACAGCAAACCTAAACATTGCTTGGGCAAATGGAAACATTGCCTCTGCAAATGCTTATTACACTCAAGGGAACATCTCGTAATGGCAGTTTACAGATACGCAACCAAAGATTTATCGATCAACAACGCGCAAGCATTTATCTCTGCTTTGAATGCGTCTGATGGTCGTAATACAAAAAACTCTGTGATTCTTTACGCAGTGATCGGAAATCAATATCCGTATGCAAACGAACCGACTCCAGTGAATCCTGATGATAACGAACAGTTTCTTCAGTATGAGGCACATCGTGAGTTTATTGGTGGTAAGAAAATCACAACTGGAGATGTCTCGCATGTAGCACCTCGTTATAACTGGACATCTGGTACAGTCTACTCAATGTATCGCGATACAGACGAAGATATGTATGAGCGCGTGTACTATGTAATGACAGATCAGTTCAATGTCTATAAGTGTCTGTTTAATAACAAAGGCGCGGCATCCACAGTCAAACCTACTGGATTCTCAACCTCCGCATTTACGACTTCTGATGGGTACACTTGGAAATACATGTACACCATCTCTCTTGGTGATGCAAATAAGTTTTTGACATCCGTCCATATACCAGTGAAAACACTGACTGCATCTGATGGTTCAACAGAATCAGATCGCCAATTCGCAGTACAGAATGCGGCAGTCAATGGTGCAATCGAAGTTATTGAAACCGTAAATATTGGTTCTGGTTATCATGAGGTTGCAAACGGTGTTGTTGAAACTGGTGGAAGATTGACTATTCGTCTTTCTGCGGCAGGTGACACCCCTCCTTCTCCAATCGACAACTTCTATAATGGTTCTTCAGTATACATTATCTCTGGTACTGGTGCAGGACAATTGCGTCGAGTCGTTGATTATGCAGGATCGACTAAAACCTTGACTGTCAATACTGCTTTTGCTACAACACCAAATACAGACTCTCGCGTGATTGTTTCTCCGACACTAACGATCATTGGTGATGGTATTGGTGCAAAAGCATATACTCGTGTAAATGCAAATACTGGTTCTATCGATGCTATCAATATGATTGATAAGGGCAGTAAATACACTCGTGCTCAAGCACTGATTACTGCAAACTCAATTCATGGTACTGGTGCAACTGCCAATGTAGTTATATCAACGGTTGGGGGACATGGAAGCGATCCGGTACGAGAACTTGCCGCAGACAAAGTGATGTTGAATGTTCAGTTGAGAGACACAACCTCTGGTATTTCTGCAAACGGTAATGGATACATTCCTTCAAATACAGAATTCCGTTCAATTAGCATTCTGAAAGATCCTGTTCTCAAGTGTGATGCAAATAATAATCTCTTGCAAGTAGAATCAATCGCAAACACATCAAACAGTCCTAATACTTTACGATTTACAACACGCCTTCAAATTGCTTATAACACGAGAGAAGAAGATCGGGATGATGAGAAAACTTTGTTTGTTCGCGACATTATTACAAACGCAAGGACTAAATTAAAAGCAGAACTTGGAACACTTCAGTTTGTAACCGATCTCTCTCCAATCACTCGCAGAACAAATTCATTGGCAAATGCAGTAAAAGGCGCGAATGGAAATATCGTATATATTCGTGAAGATGAAACAATTGCTGATTCAGAGTTCTATACAGTATACCTAAATAATGTAGAAGGATATGCTGACAATGTGCCGTTCACAAAAGATGATGTGATTCTCAAGAGCACAGGAGACGATGAAATTGCAACAATACAAGGAATCAAAGGACCAGAGGCAAACACATTCTCTGGACAGATTCTTTACATTGAAAATATACAAGCAGTCACTCGTGATCCAGATCAATCAGAAGATATTAAAATCGTATTGGATTTTTAAAGGTAGTATAAATGGCAATCGAAACCAATCTCAATCAAAGTCCCTTTTTTGACGACTTTGACGAAACCAAAAACTTTCATCGAGTTTTGTTCCGTCCGGGTTTTGCAGTACAAGCACGAGAACTGACTCAACTTCAAACTATTCTGCAAAATCAGATTGAACGATTCGCAAATGAAGTAGTCGTTGACGGTACAGTCATCACTGGTGTTGGTCTCAAAACAGACACTATCGATTTTGTTAAACTGCGCGACAAAGATGCCAACAACCGTGTATTATTGTTGGGCGATTTCTTTGAGAGTGGTGTCGTCGCGAATGCAACTGTAACTGGTGCAACGACAGGTATTACTGCTCAATTGATTGATGCAAAAGAAGGTTCTGAGGCAGCAGACCCCAACTTCCTTTCTATCTTTGTCAAGTATACCAATTCTACTAATAAAGTCACTGCATTTACTGTCAGTTCAACACTTGATGCGGATGCAGGTACTGGATACTCAAACGGTGATGTCATCAAGGTAAATGGTGGCGTTGGTGTGTCGGCAAATGCTACAGTTACTACTGGCGCATCAAATACTTCAGTTGTATCTCTTACTGTTGTAGATGGTGGTTCTTATACTACTTTCCCTTTACTTACTGGCGCACCAACAACCGCAGAAACTGGTAGTGGTACTGGTCTGAAAGTTGACCTAACCATGACATCATACAAAACATTCGCAGACAATGAAGTATTGAATGTTCGTCGTCGTTCAAATACTGAGTTTCTGGTTGCCGCTAATACTATCACATCAAGTGCAACTGGTCAAGGTTTCCGCGCAACAGTTTCTGATGGTATTGTGTATCACAAAGGACACTTCATTCGTGTTGCTCCACAGTCACACATCGTAGAGAAATATTCAATAACTCCAAGCAAGAAGATTGGTTTTATCACTGCCGAATCAACAGTAGACTCCAACGAAGATTCGTCACTGCTCGATAACTCAACTGGTTCGACTAACTTTGCCGCACCGGGTGCGGAGCGACTCAAGTTACTACCAACTTTATCGTCTCGCGATTTGACTGCCGCAAACACAACTACATTCTTCACAATTGCAACAGTCGAGAATGGATCAGTTATACAAAGACGCACAGATACGACTTACTCTGATCTTGGACAATATATTGCACAGCGTTCGTTTGAAACAAACGGTAACTATGCCACTGAACCATTCAACATTCGTATTCGCGAGCATCTCCGTTCAACAACCAACTTGGGTCGTTACAATTTAGATGGTGGTGGCGACAACAACAAACTCGTTGCAGAAGTAGAAAAGGGTGTCGGTTATGTCAACGGTAACCGTGTATCAATTGAATCTCCTGTATTCCGTGATGTCGACAAAGCAACAGACTTTGAAACAAAAGACGCTCGCGTCATCGGACAAGCAATCGGCAACTATGTCTTTGTAAAAGAAGTTGTTGGTACTTGGGACTTCCAAGGACTCCGTGAAGTCTCTCTCCGTAATGCAGTTCAAAACGGTGTATCTGGCAAGGATTATGGCGCACAGTCTGCTCAAGGTTCGGAGATCGGTACTGCAAAGATTCGTGGTATTGCTTACGAATCTGGTGCAACTGGTACAGTAGAAGGACGAGTTCGTCTCTACATCTTTGATATTCAGATGAACTCTGGAAGTTCTTTCTCTGATGTTCGTGGTATCTATGAGAACAACGCATCTGGACCGAAGTCTATGGCAGACTTGGTACTTGAGTCTGGTATTGCTGTTCTAAAAGAGTCTGGTAAGAATACTCTTGTATTCCCATTCACTCAGAAGGGTACTAAGACACTTAAAGACGCAGACAACAATGTCGATACACAGTTTGTATTTGCAACTGAAGCAACTATTCAGTTCAGTGGTGGTTCTGGTACAGTTCCAGTATCATCTAACGGTGCTCACGCAGGTGGTACTGAATCAATGAACGATACTGGTACGCTGACACTTGCAGATCGACGTAATATCTTTGTTGTTGCTAAAGCACAAGTCGACACTGCCGATCATACTGGTACGATTACCGACATCGCAGGTAATACAATCACTGGTTCATCAACTACATTTGCTTCTACTTATGCTGTTGGTGACATGATCAAAATTACTGATGGTGGTAACACATACACTGAAATTGTATCTGAAATTACAAGTGATACAATACTCAAGACGATTGGTGCGATTGCAGTCACGCGAACAGGCGCGACACTTGGACATGCGACTCGTTTTCCAACAGGTCGTGTTTTTGATAGTGCAAACTTGAACATTACATCAACTTCTGGACAACACTCGATTGACATTGTTCCGTTGCAAAATACTGCTACCTCTTTCTCGACTTCAGTATACTACAATGTACTCCGTACTGATGCGGTTCAGACTGCAAAGACTGTCAATAAGAGCAAGTACATTCACATCGATACTGGTTCTCACAGCGCAAGCAAGAACGGTCCTTGGTCACTTGGTGTGTCTGATGCCTATCAGTTAGAAGCAGTTTATGTTGGTGGTAACACAACGGTTACTGCCGCAAACAATAATCTGACAGAGTTTGAATTGGTCACTGGACAGAAAGATGCGTACTATGATACTTCTTCAATCAAACTCAAAGATACATCAAGTTTAGACTTGACAAACCGTGGATTACTTGTTAAGTTTAGTTACTTTGGACGAGATCGTTCAAGTGGTATTGGTTATCTATCTGTTGATTCTTATCCAGTAGATGACGCAAATACTGCAAATACAACGGCAGTTACAACGCAAAATATTCCACGATTTGTTTCCCCAACAACTGGTGTAACATATGATTTGCGCGATTCGATTGACTTCCGTCCAATCAAGTCGAACTCTCGTACTCCATCTGCGAATGCGGTAGCAGTTCAGACTCCAAGCATTACAAACCCAGATGCAAATACGGCATTCAACATCGACTCTGATGGCGCGTACATGCCAACTCCAGATGAGAACTTCCAAACTGACGTTCAGTTCTACCTGCCTCGTAAGGATCGTGTGGTACTGACAAAAGAAGGTAATGTTGAAGTTATTAAGGGTGTTCCTTCTTTGAGTCCAAAGACTCCTAGCGAACGTGGCGAGTCAATGTCACTTGGTACATTGGATATTCCTGTATATCCATCGCTGTCTCCACATGTTGCGAAACAAGCAGGTCGTCAAGACTATGCGGTTCGTTTGACTCTTGACAACAATCGTCGATACACAATGAAAGATTTGCGAGCAGTCGAAGAGCGTGTTAAGAATCTTGAATACTATGCGTCACTGAATGCACTTGAGTCATCTGCAAAGAATAAGCAAATCTTTGGTAGCACTGGTATTGATCGATTCAAGAATGGTTTCTTGGTAGATAACTTTGATGGACATAATCGCGCAGACACAACACAAACTGGTTATCGTGCCGCGATTGATCGTAATCGTAATCAGTTGCGTCCATCGTATGTTCGTCGCGATGTTTCATTGTCCAAGGATGTCTCTTTCACTTCTTCTAATGTGACACAGCGTGGTAATCTCATTACCTTATCATTCACAGATACATCGCAGTTAAGTCAACCATTTGCGTCTAAGTTGCGTAATCCAGTACAAGAATTGACTTTTAATTGGGTAGGCGAGGTTCTGTTGAATCCTTCAATGGACAACACTCCAGACATCACAGAACTTCCAGACATTCAAGTCGATTTCGATGGTATGTATCAAGCATTTGAAGAAATTGCTTCTGCTACTGGTGTTACTGGTATTGATTGGGGTAACTGGACTACTACAAACACTGATCGAAATGTTGATCGGCAGGGGGATACGACTACAACAACTGTCACAACAGAACAAATTCGTCAAGGTATTCAAACTTCAATCAGTCCTTCTGGCGAATTATTCTCGGATGGAAACTTTGTACAGAATGTCGCTGTCCGTGACTTCATGCGCTCGCGTAATGTTCAAGTCACTGGCGTTCGTATGAAACCAAACACTCGTGTTTATCCATACTTTGACGACGAGTTGGTTGCGGATTATGTGA